TCTCGATCGCCGCGAAGAACTTCTCGTCATCCTCCTTGAGCCCGAGCGCATCCTGTAGCCCAATCATCTCGTTGACGCCGAGCCGAAAGATCACCGTGCGCCTCTCGCCGCCCTCTCCCAAGTCGACCGCGATCTCGCCCTTCAGTCGATTTGCCATGGTTGCCCCTGCGTTACACGGCGGTGACGGTCGACACCTTGAAGGTGACGTCGGCGGTGACGGCCCCGTTGGGGTCGGCGTTCCGCTTCAGACCCTTCACGTAGGCACGGAAGGTCACCGTCTCCATCGCGCCCGGCAGGATGAAGCGATAGTAGCGGTTCAGCCCATCCACTTTGTCGGAGCGGAGCGAAGAATGCGAGGCGTAGACCCCGGGATTCCAGTTGACGGTGATCGCGGCCGTGCCGGCGTCGATCATACCGCGGATGAATTCCTTGATCTTGTTCGGGCTCTCGAAGTGGCTGGTCTCAATGTCGTCGCCCTGCTCGTCGGGCGAGTCGAAGGAGATGACCTCCATCACGTTCGTGAAGGGGTCGGTATCGAGCAGGCCACCGCGCTGGATCTGAGTCCCGTGGCCAAGGACCGCCTGGGTTGCGTGTTCGGCCATGTCCTGTCTCCTTCCTCAGCGGCGCGGTTAGCTCGACGAGCCCATGATGATGATCGAGTACGCCTGCGTGCCGGCCGATGGCGCGACCTGAATGATGTCGGCCGTCGAGTTGGTGACCGTGGTCCCGGCCGCGCTCGGGTCGGTATAGACGAAACAGGCGCCGGGCTTCAGTGTGGTCGTGGTCGTGGCCACGCTCAGGAACAATACGGAGGCGGCGTCCCCGCCGAGCACCACGTTCGCAGTGTTCGCCGAAGCCGCGCAGACGACGAGCACCTTGAGCTCGGCGATGGTGTACGTGGCGCCGAAGGCGGTGGTCAGGGTACCGCCCGACAAGTCGAGGTCCTCCCCGGCCGCGATCGAGCGCGTGTCGGTGAACAGCATGTCGGCCTGGTTGAGCCCGGTTCCGTTCGCGATGGCGATCGCGCTGGTGTAAGACAGGGGCGCCTGTACGTTCGTCAGGTCGAGCGCGCTGTCGAAGCCGCCGGTGACCTGGATCCGGACCGTGGCCGCCAGGGTGGTCGCCGCGTCGCCCTGGACGCCGAGGGCCAGCACGAGGGCACCAAGCATCGCCAGACTCGCCAAGATGCGCTTCGTCTTCTTCATGGTCCTCTCCTTCATTCGGCCGCCGACTTGCTTCGCTCGAAACTGATCTCGCTCGCCAGGTTCTTCAGCAGGGATTCCTCTGCCGCCGCCCGGAAGACTGGGAACTTCTTCTCGAAGACGTGCGGCAGCGACGGCCCCCGCAGCTCGAAGATCGGGAGCTGGCTCCGCAACGGCCGCGGCCCCCGCCGCCTGGCGCCAGGCTTCCGCCGGAAGACGCCGCGGTGGCCGGCCCCGACCGTGGCGATGAACGCGTCAGGGACGCGGCCGCGGCCCATCGGCAGGCGGTAGGACACGCCACGTCCCCGGCCCCGCGAGGGCTCTGGCCCCCGGGCCCCGAAGGCGATGAGCGGGATGCGCCGCCCGGCGATCTCGATGGCCGCGACGGGCCGGCTCTTCTGGGCCCGGTCTACCTTGATTTCGCGGCTGACGTACCGGCTCTGCAGGCCCGTGTCAGCGACGATGGCGCGGGTCATAGCGGTGCGGCCGCTCACGATCGCGCGATTGAGCGCGCGGGCCATCACGACATCGCCCTGCGAGCCGAGCTCCTCCAGGTCCTTCCGCAACTGCCCGAGTTCGAAGCTGAACCGCTCGATGCTCATGACGTGCCCCAGCGCGTTTCGAAGCGCGCCACGTATTCGACCGAGACCCCGACGAACTCGCTCCCGGGCTCACGACGGAGCGGGCGCACCGGGCCGCGATCGAGTCCGGTCGGCAGCGTCGCCGGCCCGCCGTCGATCACGCCGAGAGAGCGGTCCGTCGCTGCGTTTTGTTCGATCTCGATGGCCTCGCGGATGTCGGCGATCATCGCCTCGATCGCCATCAGCGGCGACTTGAGCCGGGACGAGACAGCGGCCCAGATTTCGATCGGCACGCGAGTCCTCGTCATGCCACCGCTCGCTTCCGGGGAGTCGTCGCCCACGAACACAGCGATTGCCTCGTCCGGGTCTCCTTCGCCGAAGCGGGGCGCCTCCCCCTCGAGCACGCATAGTCCCGCGTCCGTGTTGTAGCCCTTCGCCTTCCTGATGAAGCTCAGCCGGTTCAGGAGGTCGGTGAGGGCGGCCTGGCGCTTGCTGGTCCCCAGGCCCATCAGCCCTCCGTGTGCTGCGGCACAACCACCACCCGATGATGGTCGTGGAAGATCGCGTCCATGCCGTCAACCACCCAGGCCGTAGGCTCGCTCTGCAGATGCTCGGTCACGGCGACCACCGTCTCGCGCGGCACCAGCGGGACCTCATCGCGCCGGATCGCCATGCTGCGTCGGGCCTCGTTGCGACCGAACTCGCCTTCCGGTGTTGGCGCCGTGGTAGGGCTCAGCCAGATGATGCGCGTCGAGACGGGAGCCCCGAGCGGGATGGTCACAACCGCCGGGACTCCGTGCGTCGCGAAGTTGACCTCGCGCACCAACGACCGAAGGGAGGCGAGGTCCATAGGGCGCCGTCCCCTATCGGGCGACCCCGTCGAGGCGCACGACGCCTGTCGTCTCGCCGGCGCCGGCGCCGACAGCCACGACCGCGACGCCGCACAGCGTGTTGCCGCTCGCCGACGTCGTGAACTCGCGCGGCGACACGTCGAGGTAGATCTTGGCACCCTCGGTCCAGGCCTGGGAGCCGGTCTTCGTGTACGACACGACGCCGCGCACGAGCCCGCTGAACGAGGCACCCTCGGCGGCCGTCACGAGCGCCACAACGACAAGGCTCCCGATCAGGTACGGAGCGCCACTGACAACGCCGCCGCTCGGCACCGTGAAGGTGACGACCTCGCCCTCTTGAGTGAAGTTCTTCATGGTCTTCCTCTCAGCCCTTTATCGGGCGGCACCGTCAAGACGAACGCGACCGAGGCCGACGCCGGACGCGGTTGCGAAGCTCCCCGTCCCGGGCGTGACGGTCACGGTGTCGGTGACCGCTGCGGCAGCCACGCCAGCCAACGCCGCGATCGCGGCGGCGAGATTCGTCGCCGTGACCTCGTCGCTCGTCTCCGCCGTGAAGCCCGTCCCCTCGGTGAGCACGTTCGCGACGCCGTTGATCGTCACCGTGACCGTGGCGTTGTCGCTGGCGAGCTGGGCGTAGTCGAGCACCTGAAGCGTCAGGCCGGAGATCAGGAGATCCGCGGCCAGGGCGCTCGTGGCCAGACCCACGTCGATCGTGATGATGGGTGAGATGGCGACCCCGACGAGTGGATTTGCGCCCGTATCGTCATCGAGCGTGAACTTCTTCGCCGTGTCGTCCCAGTAGATCTTCAGGCCCTCGGTCCAGACCTCGTCCGCGACCTTGGGCACGTCGACAACGCCGATGGCGAGCGCCGGGAATGGCAGCGTCTGAGCGACGGTCTTCGTGGCAATGACGAGGAGCGTCCCGATGAGATAGGCCGACCCGCTGACCACGCCCCCGCTGGGCGCGGTCAGCGTCAGAACGCCGCCGCCCTGCTTGTAGGTCTTCATCGAATCTCCTTCCGAGAGATTGAGGTGTTCGCTAGGCGCCCGCGTTCTTGTAGACCGCGTGCCAGTCGGCGGCCTTGAAGGCCACGTCGATCCGGCAGCGGAACTTCATGCCGTCGATGTCGAAGCCCTCCTCCTGCCGGAGGTCGGGGCCACTCTGGCCGTCCAGGGTGGCGTAGTAGAGAACCGGCGCCTGATCCGCCCCGCATGCCATGTACCAGGCGGTGGCGCTGGCCGCGTCGAGTCGCGGCTCCACGATCACGACGAGCGGCGTGCGCCCGCTCGGGCCGAACGGGTTCACGTTGCTCGAGGCAGCCGGCGTGATCTGCGTGACGTACTGGTCCGCGATCGTCTCCTTGCCTGCCGGCGCGATCAGGAAACGCGGCGACAGGTTCAGGGGCGTCACGCCATCGATGCCCTTCTGCTTCCGGAGTGCCGCGCGGCCGACGCCGAGCGAATCCACCGAGATCGCCGTGCCGGATGCGGTGAGGTTCAGGTGGTTCGTCGCGTCGAAGAGGGCATTGCCGTCGCCCATCGTGGGGTTGCTGGTGATCTGCGCCCACGCGAGATCGGATTCCTTGTCGCGCGCCTTGCGGCCGAACAGCGCCGGCACCTGGCCGAAGGCGTTCAGGTCGTCGTTGATGAGCGCCTGGCGGGTGATGGCGAAGCTCTTGCCGTAGGTCTTGAGCTGCACCGTCTCCTTCGCCTCGGTGATGGTGCCCTGGGTGACCTCGCCGTGCTCGAGGATCTCGTCGAGCCCCGGCGCATCGCCGATCTGGAGCTGCCGCGATGGCTTGAAGTCGGCCAGGTTGAGCGCCTGAGCGATGGGCAGCCATGTCTGCGGCGCGGCCTCGTAGGCCGAGCGCAGGTTCTTCCGGGCCACGTCCTCGAGCAGGCTCGGAAAATCGGAGGTCGAGTGCATCCCGGCGCGTCCGAGCATCATGTCGACGAGGTCCGAACGGCTCAGGCTGGTGATGCGCACGCCGCGGGCGCTCAAGAAGACCTTGCCGATGTCGAGGATGCTCATGCCGCGATAGGGCAGGCCCACGTCCTCGAGCTTGTGCCGCTCGGATGCGATGCGGTGCAGGAGCGCGTTCGCGATTCCGGCCCGCACGTGGATGAGCGGATCGTCGCCGACGCGGATGTCGGGCCGGCTGCCGCCGCCCGCGCGCGGGACGTCGACCTCCCGCTTTCGGATCTCCTCGAAGACCCGACGCGAGGCCTCGATCTCGTTGACCCCTTCCTTGATGAGGGCCGCCTCGAAGGCACGGGTCATCTTCCCCGCCTCGCAGGCGACGCGGATGTGCTCGACGCGCGCGCGCTCGGCCTCGGCGCCCAGCGTCCGATCGGTCTTCTCGACCGGATCGGCGTTCTGGGGTGAGGGAATGGGCAGCGGGTTCCCCTCGACGATCGTCTGCGAGCGGGCGTCTTCCATGGGTTTCGTCTCCTTCATCGTGGTCGCTCCCGCGACCTGAGTCTTCGGCGGGGCCGCGGGTGGCGGCGCTTCGGCGGCCGCGCGGGCCACGTAGCCCAGCGGCACGATCTCGCAGGTGTTCGCGTCGCTCGACTTTCCCTCGCGGACCTTCGCGCCTGCGTCAGCCGGGATCGGGACGAGCGAGGTCTCGAAGGGCTCCCAGTCGATCGCGAGCCTGACGGGCAGTGCGTTGCCCTTGCCCTCGGTCTCGACGAACTTGTAGACCCGGTAGCCGACCGACACGCTGCTGATGATCCCGTCGCGCACGTCCTGCCAGACGCCCTCAACGGCTTCGCGCTTCGAGAAGCGGACGCTGGCGCGCGCCTCGTTCTTCAGCAACCGGACACTGCCAGGGACGACGGCGCCCAGCTGATCGGCGACCGACCACGCGCTGTGCGAATCGAGCAGCGGGCCGCCTGCGTTCAGGCGATCGACCCGGACGTGCGCGGGGTCGAGCGACAGCGTCTCGAGGTAACGTTTGCCCGACATCCAATCGAACCGCTCGACGGGGGCCCCGGTGCTGAAGATCAACTCGACGCTGCGCTCTTCCTCGTTGATGCTGGCGACCGCAGCCCTGATCGAGAGCGGCGGCATCTGGACGGATCGGGGACCGACCTTGGATGGGGGCGCCAGGGCGGTGCTCATGTCGCCCCTGACGGTGGACCGGACTGACCCGGCCGGGAAGCCGCAAACGCTGCGGGGGTGCGATCTCGACGATACCCCGCGAGATTCGCGGGCTACTGCTTCAGGCGATCCGGCACCAGAAGCCGCTCGGGGACGGGGAGCGCAGCCAGCCCTTGCGGTGGCAGGCCTGGAGATGCTGCCGCACGGTCTCGTGGTGCAAGTTCAAGCGCCGCGCGATGTAGCTGGTGCTGGGCGCCTCGCCGGTGGCGTCGAGGTACTGCTGAACGATCCGCAGCACGCGCCGTTGGCCCTCGGCGAGCGGTAGAACCGCACGCGCGCCATCCTCGTCGCCCGGACCGCGCATCTCCTCCGTCACGGCACGCCTCCCTCCTCAGCCCTCGTCGAGCGCGCACAGAGCCGCCTCGACACCCCGCTCGTAGCAGGCCCGGCAGTGGGGCATCGTGTCCTTGGGGTGCCTCTCCTTCAGGTTTTGGATTCGATCGCGGAGAGCCCGCAGCTCGACGGCCGCGTGGTCGCCCGCTGTCGAGTCCTCGATCGGCTCGACCTCGGCGGGCTCCCGCGTCACCAGGCTCAGCCCGCGCTCCGGGTTCTCGAGCGTCTCGGGTCGTACCGCCATGCGGTTCCTCCTGCTCATGCGGCGTCGTCCTCCTCGTCGTCGTCCTCGGGCATCTGCGGTGCTGGCTTGGGCGTCGGCGCCGATGTCGGCTCATCTGAAACGTCTGGGCTCGGGATCACCGTCCCTGTCGGGCGCGCCTGCGTAAGACCGGCATCCGATGTCTTCCGTGCATCGCTATCAAGCACGATTCCAAGATCGTCGAGCATCTTGTTGGCTGCGGCATACTCGGCCAACATTTCCTCCGGGTTGTGCCCCCGTTCCCGGATTGCCTCCGGCAGCGTCATGATCCCGGCCCGGATATTCCGCTTGTATGCCAGCCCCTCGTTGGACGGATCGATCATCGGCAGCGGCGGTGCCGTCCAGGCCGCTGCAGGCGCATCTCGGAGCCCGAAGATCCCCGCCACCTCCATCGCCCAGCCCCAGACGGGATCGCAGAACTGCGGGATCAGCATCCGCCACCGCCAGTCCTCAATCCGCGCCCAGTGCCGGAGCCGTGACATGCGCGCCGAGCTGAAGTTCGTGGCCGTGTAGTCCCCGGTCAGGTCCTCATAGGAGACCCCGAGGCCGGTCGCGATCGCGCGGAGCGTCGTGCGGATGTAGTCCGGATACTCGCGAACCGAGGGCGGCTGCACGACCTCGACATTCCGGCCGGGTGCGAGGTTCAGAATGCCCCCCGGTTCGAGGCTGTCGATCGTCGGTTCCGCGGGATCCACAGTTCCGATCGGCGGCGCGGTCCCGTCCACGTCAGTGGTGACCACCGAAAGGCAGGCGGCGACCTTTTGCTTCATCAGGGTCGCGTCATCGAAGTCGTCGAAGTCCTTGAATTTCAGGAGCACCGGCGCGAACCACGACGCGCCCCGAAGCTGGCCAGCGCGGTCCTGGCGATAGATGTGGAGCACGCTCTCGGCCGGCACCCTCACCGACGCATTCAGCATGGACAGCGATGCTCCCGGGTGTTCCCGGAAGAGCCAATAGGCGACCCGCCGACCGATCGCGTCGCGCTCGATGCCCTGCACGATGCTTCCGCCGTTCGGAAGCCTCTGATCCACCTTCGTCGTGTCGATGAAGTCCGGCTCGAGGACTTGGAGTTGTAGAGGGATCGGCAGCCCGTCATCGAGCTGACGCAGCCGCCTGCGCACGAGGACCTCGCCCGACTCGACAACCGTCCGCATGACGAGGTGCTGGAGACCAGCAAAGTCTTGTCGGCCGTCCGCGTCGCAGGCCGTCGTACCGGCCCACTCCTCCCAGAGCTTGGCCGCGCGCTCGTTCTTCGGCTTCGTCTTGGCGACGATCCCCCAGCCGACGACATGATCGCAGATCGTGGTGATGGCGCTCTCCGCGTGCCCGTTGTTGCGGACCAGATCTCGGGCTGCAGCGCGGAGGGCGGAAAGGGATGGCCCCATGGCAGCGTTCGCGTCGGCGAGGCTGCGATTCCATCCTTGCGTGCGCCGGCCGGAGGCGGCGCCCTCGTAGTGGCGGATGAGGATCTCGGCTGCAGTCCGCGCGCGGATGCGGCGCAGGCCGGTCTGTGGGCTGAGGAAGCCGATCGCTC